CGGATGGCCTGCCCACTCGCCTTTCACAAAATGTTTATTATCAGCACCGTTATCTTCAAGGACAACCGGCTGTACTTCTTCCGGCTCATCAGATAATTCAGGCACATCAATGGGATCATCTTTCTTTTTATTAGCCATAGGGCCTCCTTTACAACTTCACTTGGTGCCAGATGAAGGCATCAACGATCTTGCGATACAAGCCGGTCTCCGGGTCTTTGTTACCGCCTTGGTTTTGTAAAAAAACACCTGGCGTTTTTTCATTACCCATCGAGCCGCTATAGCCGCTCAAGACCATCCGCAAGACATCACGCAATTGGCTGGCCTCTGTTGGGGTCGTGGCCCAGCAGGTAAATTGCACTCGTTCACGATCAAGACCCGAATCGCCATCATGCGAATAACTCCCTTGTGTGCTGATCATTTGATAAACCAGCGCTGGCACGGCAGGGTTGCCTTCACTGCCTGAAGGTTCAGGCAATGCGTCTGGGTGCAAACGGTCACCGATCATTGCAGTGATATGCCCGTTCGCCAATAGGAATGTTGTCAAACTGACTTCGATCATCCTGCCGCCTCATCCACCAGACGCTTGAGAGTGCTTGCCATCGCTGCAGTGACTCGGGCTTCATGCTGATCAACTGCCGGTCGCATAAATGGTCTGGCAGCCATATGCGCACTGCCTGTCTCTAATCGTGGCGCAGCTTCATCATCCGTAAATACAACAGCATCGTCGCCCTCGTTTTTCGATTGAACACTGTTCAAAAGAAATCCATAATCAATGGCCGGGGTCTGCCCTGGTGCCGATGCAACATGAGATTTCCCACCGCGTCGATAAACACGGCCTGTCTTTGATCCATGAAAATCTTGTTTGATATAACTTTCAAGGGTCATTGCACCGGCCAGGGTCACCTTATCCATTTGCGGGCTCGCCAGTGCTCTCAGTTTTGCAATCAATTGATCAAGGCCTTCAACTTCGTTTGACATTTCATTTTCCTCTTTGCGAAAGGACTATGTGCTCGGTGCAACTTTCTTCAGTGGCACAACCATGCCGCTCGGCCCGATCTTTGCAGGCCCGGCAAATTCATAAACAGTGTTGTCATCGCTGGGCTCGCCGAAACGCCAGAGCACACGCACCCGGTCTCGTAGGTCGAACACTGTGCGCAAAGGCAATCTCAGGGATGCATCCCATGTGACCAGCCCTTTATCGGTGCGCTGGTCTTCTCTGCTTCCGGTCATATTGATTCCGCATTGCAAAACACGGTTGTCAACATAACTGGCAACACCATGGTTCATTGCATCTTTGGTCTCGGTGTATTTCATCAGCATCACCGCATCCATCATGTGCCCTGTTTGTGTCTCTTGCATACCAACCAGATCGTCGTGGCTAAAAAATTGATCGGTCATACTTCGCTATCTCCTGTGACAGCCAGGTCATCATATTTTGGCGAGCTTTCAAGTTCGATTGCCTTGGCACTTCGTCGTGATCGGTAATAGCGGGCTTGTTTCATGGCCATTTCATGGATCTGTGAACGGTCATAACTTGCACCATCGGCAGAAAAATCGAATTTGGTGGCTGATGATCCGGCTTTCTCTTCCCAAATATCCGCAGCTGCGGAGTTGAGATCATAGGTCGGTGTCCAGCTATCCTGGTCGGGCGAATATCCTTCACTATCAACCAATGGATAACTTTCGATCACGGCTTGAATGTCGGCATCGCTGTAATTTGTGGTGGTGCGCTCGCTGGTCATGCGTCGTACGCGTAAAATTTGAGTGGCTGTGGCTGTCATAAGGTTTTTCTCCTACCTTCCCCCAAATGCGTTGTTTGCATTTGGGGGAAGTGGCCGAAGGCCGATGGGGGCTACACCCTCACATATTCGATATAAGCATTGCCGACCAAACCGGCGATGGCCCCGGTCTTTTCACTGATCGTCAAATATCCATCTGACTCCCAGCGCACCGAGCTCTTGCCGTTTGTGCCTTGGTCTTCGACGTTGTCGAAAACACCCGCAGCTGCATTAGCATCCAACCCGTCGATCAGGTTGTCATAGCTGGTGCTCGGGCCGGAACCAACACCGGCATCAATGGTGCAGGCTGCAGTGGTCTTGGTGGTAATGTCCAAAATCAGGCGTTTCACGATCAGATCCTCGCCTTCAGGGTTTGCCAGCGAAAGCACTCCGCCTCCGCCAGCCACAGCCGCAAGTGCGACCTTATACATACCTTTTTGTTCGCTCATGATGTGCTCTCTTTCTTAGTTGAGGTAATAGATCTTCACGGCTGTTCCATTGAGGCTGCTGTTCAGATCAACGGTATTCTTTGCCAGCACAGAAGCGTCAACGGTGATGGTGGGTGCAGTGGCTTCTTTCACGCCGTCCAGTGAAACGAAAAGGATCTGTGCAGTGTCGCTCAGCTTATCGGGTAACCCGATGGCCTCGCTGGTGCCGATCTTGATCGTATCTTCTGTACCTGCGCCAGCATCACGCACCCAACCTGCGCCGGTGATGCTGGTCACGGTTTTGAATGCATTCACTGTTGTCTTGGTGCTGTTTGCAGTGGGTGCAATGGTTTCACTCAGCGCATTGCCAGCAAGATCTGTGCCAACAATGACCAGCGTTCCCATTGTGTCATTCACACCACCCGCTTGTGTTACGGTGATCAGCAATTTGCGTGCAACACCAGCCTCGGGCATGGCGTTCAAAGCAAGTGTGTAAGCGCCCACTTTCATCGCCACGCTGGTTACAAAGCGGTCATCATCAGATACCGCCAGGCTTCCAGGCGCATATAACACAGGCGCTAAAAGCGTGTTCAGGATGCTCGCCACATCCGTTTGCGCCTGCCGCCCTACATTGGTATTTCTAGGATACATAGTCATATCGTTTCTCCTTCTGTCTTTCGAGAGATACTGAAAATTATTAGGCGGTCAAATAGGCGAACGGATAACGCGTGGCTTCGGTTTGGTTCACACGATTGATCGGGTTTGGCACGGCGAAACCAAGTCGCATGGTCAGCATGATGGCAGCCATGCGCTGTTGCATCAGGTTATATACAATGTTTCCGCCTGCATCCTGCATCACACCCTCGGTGAATACATCGAAGGTCATATCCTGGCGCATGGAATAACACAACTGTTGCCAGTCGCCAGCAACCATCTTTTGAGTGGTGTTGGTGATTCCTGTGGTGGGGAAATATGTTTGTGCGCCGTCAAGCAGGTAACGCCCGGCCTGGCCCGGATCTGAATTGAAGATCGGGTTGCCGTCCCCGTCGCGGGTATTGCGCAATTTCTGCTTCATGGTCAAATGAGCAAGCACGCCATTGACTGCATAACCATCCTGCTCGACCAGCCCGAATAAGCCGGAAACGCCGCCAGAACTTTCGCCCAAAATCGCTTCATAGAGATCGGCATACGAAGCCAGTGAAACATTGTGATTTGCCGCCAAAGCAGCGGTCACGATGGCGGTCGGCCATGTGCTGGGTTTGTTGGTGCCATACAGTTGGGCATTATCGACTGCAACACCAGCCGCGGTGATCAATTCTTTCTTCACTTCATCCCATATCGGGATTTTCGCGTCGTTCAAAACGTTCTTGGAAACCGGCACGATCACTGCCAGGTCTTCAGCATAGATCACCACATCTTCCCAATTGATCTCGCTGGTTTCCACCAAACCGGTATCGCCATTGGGAAAATAAGCGGAGGCCAGCGCAGAGAGCACCGGCAGCTTTTCTTCGTACACGGTCATGTTGCGCAAACGACGCGCCATGCGCATCAGGAAAGATTCCTGTGCAATCCCGTTGAGCAATTCGTTGCTGTATTCGACTGGGATCGTCCCTGCCGCATCAGCACGTGAAATAATGTTATTGTGGGGCATTAGATAGTCTCCTTATTGCTATTTGATTTTTTGACGGATGAAATCATCCATTGTTTCTTTGCCTGCAGTGTTTGAATTCGTTCCACTGCCTGCGTTGCCTTGCGTGAAATTGGACCCGCTCCCAAACAATTCCGGATATGACTTCTTCATCTCGTCAAAGTCGACCCGTCCATGCTTGTCGAACATGTCCTCACTGACAGCCACTGTGTAAGCCAGCTTCAAATTCTTCACACCAGCGCCATGGGCCAATTCAAAGAAATCAGCCTTGCGATCCGATGCCTGAAGATCATCAGCAAGTTTGGTGAGTTGAGCTTGCGCATCACTGCCCTTTTCGGCATTCTTTGCCATCTCGCGCAGTTGTTTCTCCAGGTCTTTGCGACTCTCTCGCTCCGAACCCAGTGCGCTCTTCAAACTCTTTGTGTGGCTCTCAATAAGAGCCTTCTGCTCTACTGGCAGGTCTGCGTGCCAGGTCTCGAAGGTCAACGTTGTATTCGCACTACCTTCGCTCCCAGTGGCGGCATTGGTATCATTGCCAGCATTGCCGTCGTTGCCTCCGCCTCCCGCATTGGCATCCAACAAATACGTAAAACTTTTTTTGAACATCCCGTTCATGTGTAACTCCTTGGCTTCTCGCCTGAAAATTTATAGCTCCGAAACTGGGGTGGGCACAAATGCGCCTCCCCAGGTAGGATTCTCAACACGCTTCACCATACTGTCTAATGAAGCTCCATTCTTCCATGCATCAAAGCGGCCTGTGCCCAAAATGCTTTCCTGCACGCGTGCCGTTTGTCCCTCAAACCAGTCTTTCGGATCTTGCCATTGCGGTTCTGGCAGGTTTTTCAAGATCGGCACCGCCGAACATCTGCCCTGGTTGTGTTCTTCGAATTGCGAAAGGTCTTCGTAGATCTGCCCGTCAGTGAACAGGCATCCCGCACATACACGTTCATCACGCGCAGAGATCCGCTTGTATCCAACCACCAGTCCACTTGCGTCATACTGCATCAGCATCGCATTGCGGTAAGCCCGCAAGGTCTCTGTGCGTGCAGTATTCATCGCTTTTTGCAACCCAATGCCCAGGCCATTCGCCATCTCAGTGGCGATTTTTGTGGGGTGCATTCCTTTTGCAACTCCATTGATCAGCGCATCGATCATCCCGTCTGCAGATGCCATATGCACATCACGCAAATACCGCTCAAGCGGAGATCCATCGCCAGCTATCCCGATCATGTTTTCAATGGCACTGACGTTCAATCGGTCGAATGACCCGCTTACTTCATATTCATCCAGAAGTGAAATGATTGCATCGCTGGCATGTTCAATGCCCTGCTCCGCCAATACAGCTTGATAATCGCTGATAAATTCATCAGCCCAATTCACATACTTGCCGGTCTCGGCACGCACCTGGTACAGCAGCTTCTTCATTCGCTCCATACGCAGCACAAAGGCTTTGTTTACGATCTGGCCTTCTTCTTGCAGGCGTGCAGCTTCCAATGCCAATGCGCTCAAATCGTCCGCCATGCTTCTCTCGATAATCAACCAGCGCCGCGCCATCTCTTCCATCTTGCTTTCTTCCTGCGCAAGAATGGCTTTTTTATGGGCCCGCATGATTGATACGACCATAGGCTCAGGCATTTTGCCCTCCGTTATTCCCTTCCCCTAAATTCGTGCCGTCCGAATTTGAGGGAGGCTGGGTGGGGCCATCAAAATTCTTTCTCGCCTTGTCCAAATAAGCCTGCGCTAGGTTGGCATCCTCGGTCTTTTGCTCTTCCACATCCTTCATCACCAGTTTGATCTCAACCTCGCTTTTGCCTTCTTCTCGCAGCGTGGTCTTCAATGGCACCCCGGCCTGTGTGTTCAGCTGGCGTGTTTGCGCCTGCGTATATGGCTGTATGGTCTCAGGTCGGTCAAATCGTGGGGTTATATCTTCGGGTTTTATATCTTTATGCCCTGAATGTTTGAGCATGAATACCACCACATTGACCCACTCCGGCGAATAACGATCAATGCGATCCTGCGCCTTTTTATTCAACGGGGCCTCCATTGCGATCAACGCCTCCCCACTGATGTTGCTCCCGATTTGGAAAAAGTAATGCTTCGGTGTGCGCGTGATTGAACTGATTGCCACAACTTGCTTTTCGATGGCCTCCAGATAATTTGACAGTGGTGTTGCGTCGAACTGCCCCGCCTGCGTTTGTTGACCCACTCCATCGCCAGCTGGCAGATCCCAGATTTGATCAGGAGCGTTCTTCAGCTTGTTTTGGGTTTCAGCGTTTGAGATGACATAACGCTGCTTGAAGGCACCGAACTCGGCAGCCACCATCATGTCGGTGACCAACTTATTGGTGGCATTCTGGATCGGGATCGCATTTTTCAGATCACTGCGGATCTGTTTCGCCTTGCGAAAATGAAATACAGGGATCTCGCCGAATGGATTCTCGGCCTTTGCAACATTGGCAGCTTCGAAGCTGGATGCACCTGTTACATCCTTGGCGGAACCTTTGCTGATGTAATACTCAAGATGGTCGCCATAGTACAGGGTGATTCGTCTTTTCTCATCGTCGTCAACAAACCACTTTGCCGCAAATGCCTTCACTCGTGGGAATTCCGGGTTGTAAAAAATATGGCACAGCCTCGGGTCGTTGTAATACCCTTCCATATTTTCATTGTCTTTATCTTTCCAACAGACGTAATAAGCTTCACCTGCAACCAGCTCTGCTTCATGTACATCATCGCTCTCCAGCTCGATTTTCGAAGCTTCAAAGATGCTTTCCCAGGTCTTGGCTGCATCTGCATTCTTTACTTCAATGCTGCGCAGGTTGATACGGTCTTTCAGCGCATCGATCACCACAGCGCACCAATTTTCAGAGAAATAACCATCCAACCCTTCGAATATTTTTTGCATTCTCGAAGAGTTCATATAGCTCAATGGCTGGTCGCCTTCATAATAGGAGAACAACCTGTCATAGACTTTTTGTTTGTTAGTCAATACTTCATACGCTTTTTCAAGATCAGTGGCCATGGTTATCCTGGGTAACTCTTCACTTCTTTTTGGATTTTGCGCAGCATGCTCAACAATTTGTTATATGCGCTCGATGCCGCATCCACCTGGTCGTCATGATTTCCTCGTGGAAAGGCAACGCACTCTTCGACAAACGCATCGTTCCATGCAGCCTGTAAAAGATAGACCAGCCCGCCCTGAAATGCAGATTCCAGTGGGTCAGAACGATCTTCCTTATCACCGCTCACCGGCTCATACTTCACCGGGAATCCCATCAGTAAACGGTTTGTAGCCTCAGCCGAATCCTTGCCAGCCGATCCGGGGTCTTGCTGGTGCCAGATGTAAACCTTGCCATAGGTATTGCGGTCTGCCTCGCTGATCCTCTTCATGCTGCTATCACGTTCACCGGAAGTTTTTCTGAATCTGGCAACATCCAAAATGTAAAATAATCCGTCGCTGCAATACGCCATCAAAACACCAACAGTGAAGTCGCCTTTGGATGAATTGGCTTTGTCCCAATAGCGCACCAGGTAGATTATCTTTACGCCTTCAGGAAGTTTCGTGACCTTCCTGAACCATTCACGTTTGTATTTTTGCCCTTCTTTTGAATAGGGCTGTTGCTGGTAAAGGGCTGAAAAGAAATAATCATCGGATGTTTCTTTTACAGTCAGCATCTCTTCCCGTGTCATGATCGCAGGGCACAGCACATCGCCGGGGTCACGATCCAGCGGGTCTTTCATCGGCAAATAGATGCCCTCAAGCATCTTCTCCCGTTGCTCTTCGATGCTTGTTGCATACTCATCTCGCTCAAGTGCAAAGCCTGGCAGCGCAATGATCGTCCATTGCTTGGCCCTTGGGTTTGTCACCATCAGCTTCATGAATCGCCCCGCTGGGTCATCAGGGTGCCAGTGGGTCATCACCAACAGCATGGCCTTTGCGCGTGGCACTACTGAAGATTTCAACCAATCCCATACATCGTCTCTCGCATCCTGGCTTTCAGCCGCACGATGATCCTTGATAAGGTCATCCAAAATAACAAGACCCTTAGCGCGCCCGGTGAACGCACCACCAACACCAGTGGCGATCATTCCACCTCGGTGCGGCGCAGCCAGATCCCACTTCGCGGTCGCCCTCGAATCCGATGACACACGTACAGGCTCATCCGATGCCGAGAATTTTCCGAACACAGCCTGGTATGCACTCGAAAGCACAATGTTTCTCACTTCACGGCTGTTGTCCGTTGAAAGATCGGCACCATACGACCCCATAAGTATGCGCAGGTTGGGCATCTTCCCTAATGCATAAGCAGGGAAAACATTCGAAACCGTCACAGACTTTCCATGCTGTGGCGGAGTCAATATCATCAGGTTCTGAATTCCATTTTTTGTATCGCCAGCCAGGTACTTCAATACCTGCTCGCAATAAAAGGCAATGTAGCGATGCATGTCATAAGCTCGGTACCAATCCGGGTAGATATATTCACCGAACGAAGCCATATCCTCGGATGCCAGCATGCGTGCTGATGCTTCTTCGAGATATTGATCCGGCTTGATCTGCAGGAGTGCATTACTCATGCTTCGCCTCTTCCTGCGCCTTTATTTGTTCCTGCCGCTCACGCTCCAAACGGGCCTTGAATTCAGCGATCTTCTCCGGGCTGTCAACGCCTGCAAGTTGCAGTAACTTGCCGAAAGGGATTCCTTTCAGCACATCATCAAGGTCGCCTTCACCGGCTTTCACATCGATCTCAGTGCGGTCTTTCAACACACCCGCAACTTTCAAATGCAGCTCGCGGTCTCCCTTGCCTTTGTAATTTGCCTGTGATGCAACTTCATACATGGCCTCAAGCGAATCGGGCAGGCGTTCCAAAGCAGATTTGCGCCACACCACCTCTGAAGCCATGATGTCAATCGTGGGGTTCTTTGCCCGCCATACACTGAACTGCCGGTCGCTGCTCATGCCGAGCATGTTGGCAAGTTCATCTTGCGTCTTCGGGTATCGGTATTTTTTGGGCGTGCCCAGCCACATGATCAACACAGCCACTCTAAAAGGCCAGCCGCCTGCACGCAGGTTCAAATACACATCAAGACCGTATGGTCGTATGGCTTTCCCGCGTGCATCCCTTTCCCATTTTTCGCCGCTCTCGAACGCAGCTCGTGCCGCTTCTTCACGCACCCGTATCTCGTCTGCGCTTAAAGCAGCATTGATCTCTTCCTCGGGAAGATCCAGTTCAAATTTGAGTTGATAGGGTGGTGCCGAAATGGTCATTATCGTTTCATGCTTTCCGCCAGCTGCACACACTGGCCCATGACCTTACGAACCTGATTGATCGAAGGGATATCCGTCAAACGCATGGCCGGTACATCGATGGTGATCGCACCAAATTCATCCTGTTGGATGATGATGTGGTACTTATCAGAGCGCGGGAAAATACGCACATCAAAATAATTCTCATTCTGATCCACGATGATGCCCTGCACACCTCCGCCAACACCCTTCTCGCCATCTGCATTCAGCTTGGCAGCATGGTTGGCGGCCATCTTCAAAGCATCTTCAAACCTGCGTAGTGTTACCGGTTGCACGTCCACGAACTGCGGGGTTGTAAATACAAACGCAAAAAACCTGATCACTTTCCAGGCTGAAAAATAGATCTGTTGCGTTGGGTATCGTTCATCCACAACGATCGCTGCACTTAGTTTTTTTCTACTAGCAAAGTAAGGCATATATACCTACACATTCCTGTTTCGTTTTCCGTGTGGTTGCTGCACGAAAGTGATAATGCTTTGCAGCACGCCGGTCATTTCGGCCATACGCGCTGTCATTTCTTTTTGCTCTTCCGCCAGCCCAGCTATGGTTGCATTTGTCTGCTCGCGCTGTGTTTTCAAAAACTCCCGGTTCGTGTCAGCTTGCTGCTGCATGAACGTGATCATCTGTTGTGTATTTCGTTCCAAAAACTTCAAAAACAAAACTACAACGACCACCACCACACCAGCCAGGGGGATCTGCAAAAGAAGATTGATTGATGCATCGCTCATAAAAAATTACCTCCCTGAACCCCCAGTCCAGAATAATGGCGTATTCTGGACTGGGTGGCTGGGCATATAAAATCTATTTCTTCCCAGCCTTCAAAGAATATGAAGCGGAATAGGATGTGCCGATCCACTTGGCACCTTTTACGGCATTGTGGAACCATTTTGAAAACGCCACTAGCAAGGGCATCAAGGGCAGAATAAAGCCCGGCCCCTGGCGCACGATTGCATCAGCAACTTTTTCAATGGCCTTAAGATCAACATCAGGTGCAAATAATTTCAAACCAAACACCAAAAGGATCAAAAGGAAATTGATAGTGCTGACCCATGTCACAGATTCAGAATCATTTACAAAACCGGCACTCTTCATGGTGTTCACGAAAAACGTGGCGGCCGCGGCGATTACAGCAGAACCAAGCACGAACTGTGCAGCGGCCTGCAGCATACCGGTCAGATCGAACGCCGGTACAGCCGGTGGATTCTCAGCCTGCGCAAACGCAACAGGCACAACAAACGCCGCCAAAACAAAAACGACCAAAAGAACGTACAAAAACTTTTTCATGGAGATCTCCTTATGTGATTCTCTTCCCCCAAATCTTCTGTTTGGGCGAAGGATATGGTTTCCCCGCTTCGCCCGGAGACTTAAACGAAAAAGCGCCCAACACCTTTCGGTGTTGAGCGCCCACTCAACGAACTAATTGATCCCGCCAGGACTCCTTTTGAGAGCCGCTAGATCTGCGAAGATATTTATTTGTAGAACAAATTTAACATTATTGGCCTCCCGCGTCAAGGTTTTAATGAGAGACACAAAGTCCCTGGCCTGAGGGGGGCAGGTCAAGGACTTTGTAATTCAGATTATATAAGATATTTTTTCTTTGTCAATTCCCTGCATCATGCGCTAACAACTCAGGCTGCAAGCCCGTGAATTGTGCCCATCGCTCGATCACAACCGCCGCATAATCCGGGTCCAACTCAACAGCCCGGCATTTCCTTCCGAGTTGCTCGCACACGATCAATGTGGTGCCACTTCCCACAAATGGGTCGAACACAATATCTCCCGGCAAACTTGAATTGATCAGAGATCGCTCCACCAGTTGTAATGGCTTCATCGTCGGGTGATCATCAGATCGCTTGGGCCGGTCTATCTGCCAAACATCTGATTGCTTCCGATCCATCACAGACCGTATCCTCGCCGCTGATTCTTTCCATCCATACCAGATCGGCTCGAACTGTGTGTGGTAGTCCTTGCGCGAAAGCACAAGTTGATCTTTCATCCAAATGATCGTGCTCGACCAGTGATATCCCTGGTCACGTAATGCCTTATCGATGACGGGCCACTCCTGTGCGCTCATCACCAGGTAGATCAACGCTCCCGGCTCGCACATCTGCCAAATGGTTTTCACCGCCGCCTGAATGAACGCAGGGAATTTCTCGCCAAGGTTATCGTTCTTCATCTTGCGCTTTTTATATCCCTGTGGGTTTTCTTTTTGGAGGTTCTCACCGTAAGCCACATTCCACGGTGGGTCAGTCCAACAGATCTGCGCCATCTCTCCCCCCATCAATCTTTCAATAGCACTCATTTCAGTACAGTCCCCGATCAACAGCCGATGATTGCCAAGCATCCAGATCTGCCCAAGCTCGACCTTCCACTTTTGCACAAGCTCATTGGCTTTATCGATCAACTCCGCTGGGTCAGTTTTTTCTTCTTCAATCTGAAGATCGACCTGTGCCAATAATCCCTGCAGTTCCTTATCCAGAAATCCGAGCGCATCCAGATCAAGCCCCGCAGCTGCATCAGCCGCAACAACTGAAGCATCCCACTCCAGATCCAACTCCCCCACCCGATTATCCAGGTATGCAAGCCTTCGTGCTTCTCCGCTGTCATCACTCAGATCCAGGTCTGCACGCCGAACAGCGATCAATTCACCACGGCCCGCTTCTATCACGCGCACTTTCAACCCGGCTTCTTGCGCCGCATCAAAGGTCTTATTGCCTGCGATCAATGTCCCGTTTTTATCCAACAACACAGACCGCCCACCGCCCAACTCTCGCACGGACTGCAACAGGAGTTCTTTTCCACGCTCCGTGCCTTTATTCGCATTTCGTGGATCATGCTCAATATTATTCTTTGTCATTTTCAAGATCTCCCATAAGTTTGAATGCCAGCCTGCGATCAGGGTTGCTCTTCGCTTCCGGCTTGACTGCCACTGCCACAACCGCCGTGAATATATCCGCTCGATGTTTCCACAGCGGACTCCCCTGCAGTTTGTGAACCATCTCATCGATCAATGGATTTTTGCTCCTCCACGTTGCAATCGCTCGGTCACTGGATAGCCCCAAATGGAAGCGGGCCAGCTCATCTTGTGTCTTCGGGTCTCTCGCCCCCTTGGGCGTGGATGCCCATGCGATATACGCTGCCACCCTCCACGGCCAGCCACCCTTCGTCAACTCAAGATAATCATCCAACCAACGTGGAGCCCCGGCCTTGCCATACAACAACTCAAGCGTCTTCTGTGCCGCTTCACTTTTCAGCTTTGCTTCTTCAGGTGATCCCTCTTTATCATCTGGTATTTGAATATCCAAATTCAACGACAATTGATAAATAGGTTTTTCAATTGGCATTCTTGCTCCTTAAATAGTAAACAGCCATCATGGGGATCTGCGGGCCCGCATGTGGCTGTTTTATACATTGTAGAACGTGCGTTCTATTTTGTCAAGCTATTAGTTGGTTTGCGCGGTTGTTGGGCGTTGTCACGGATAACTGCGTCAATATATTCTTCATCCGTCATTTTGATTGACCAAAGAAACACGTGCCAACCAATACCGCCTATAAACTCACGAACACTTGCTAGAAAACTTTGTGTGCCCATAACTTCTCCTTCACGAAACGCCGAACGGCTTGCGTTACCCGCTTGAAACGGCGGGATTAGATTCACCGTCAGCGTTTGCCGCGCCCGTTTCAAGTCGGGTGCACGCTGTGTTAGGCATCGTAGAGACTACTTC